TGGATATAATTAACTTAATTCGTAATATTATATTAAATAATATTAAATCGTAGCGAGCTTGGCTGTGATTAGACTCCGTAGCGTCAGTGCTAGTGATACGCTCTCGTATCGTATCAGCATCGGTACGTTGTCGTACCCCGAGCCTCCTGATATCAAGTCGTATCAGATTGAAGCGTGATACGAAACCGTACCCCCACCCCGATAGTACGGGTGTACTGCTCGAAGGGCAACCCCCTCCCAGAATCTGTAAAAAAAATCAGTACTCCCCGTTCCCAAACTGAGACTCAGGGAGAAAATTTTGAGAAAATTTTGAAACAGGTCCTAGGGTGTAATAGGTGTTAATTGTAGCAGCTCCAGCTCCTGTAGAGTGAAGGGGCATTGTATGAAGTTCGAAGAAGTTTGGGGCAATTTCTACGAGGCCAACGATGCAGGCGTTGAATATGAGGTTACAGAGCAGCATTTTAGGGGTTAGAGTAATTGTGCGAGCCATTCTTTTTCGGATACCGTCAAGCAAGAAGCGAGGCGAGTCATGAGATGTTTGGCTTGATTTTCATCAATGAGATCATATAGTTTACGGAGCAGTTGAATTGTAGCTTCTTGAGCTTGGCAGCGAACGCTGAGGATAATTGCGAGGATGAGTTCAATGGTACCTGACTTAAGGGTATATTGATTACGGCGTTGATTAGCTGGCATGGAAGTATATCGATAGCTTATATATTCTAGCGAACAATGGCGCTTGATACTAGTAACAACTGGGTAGCTGGCGATGATTTGCTAGTTATTGAGGCATTAAAGTTACCATTTGGCAAGTATACGTTGGACTGTGTTCAGCGTTGTATGAATCAGTTAGAGGATATTGATGTTAGTGCTTCTTTGAAGGTGAAGGGGTTATTGAGTGATTATAGTACGGCGAGGACAGCGCAGGAGACGGCTAATTTAGCTGATACGGAAGGGAAGACGTTAGTGAAGGCTGATGTATTGGAGTGGGAGCGTAACAAGGGCGATATTGATGGTCTTCAGAGTGAGATCATGATAATTCAGAAGGATCTGGCTAATTATTTTGCATTTTGTGAGTGTATAGATATGGGTGGGTATACCGGTGGCGGTGTTACTGGTTTAATTCGTTCATGAAGATTTGGAATGCATTAGCGTATGAGGTAACGAATGAATTAATCAAGCATGATAATAAGTGGGTATTTAATTATTGGGTGAAGTTAATACGGAAGTGGTGTTTACCGGATTGGGTTGATTGGAAGGCGGCTAAGACGATGGAGGATGTTGATGAGCAAGCGAGTAAATTATTTAATGAGAAGGGGAATGAGCCAATTTATGAAGAGAATGGATCAGAGATGCGCCTTAGGGCGCCTTGGGAGAATAAGACAGAATGATTTATGAATGATGGCTAAGCGTGGTTTGTATGCGAACATTCATGCCAAGCGTAAGCGGATCAAGGGTGGCAGTGGTGAGAAGATGAGGAAACCGGGTTCGAAGGGTGCACCGAAGGCGAGTGCGTTCCGGGAAGCGAAGAAGACTGCTAAGAAGAAGAGATAGATTTTTCTATTGTCGGTAAATTGAAGTAGATTTTTCTGCTTCAATGCACAAGCCTAAGGTATTAGTTGCATGTGAATATAGCGGGCGGGTTCGGGATGCATTCATCAGAAATGGTTGCGAGGCAGTGTCATGTGATTTGCTTCCAACTGATCAGCCAGGCCCACATTATCAGGGTGATGTATTTGACATAATCAATGACGGCTGGGATCTAATGGTTGCTCATCCGCCATGTACGCATTTAGCTGTATCGGGTGCTCGATGGTTTCACTTAAAGCAGGCTGAGCAAGCGGAGGCATTGGATTTTGTCCGTCGGCTTCTTGATGCTCCGATCGAACATATCGCGCTAGAGAATCCTGTTAGTATTATTTCCAGCAAGATTCGCAAACCGGATCAAATTATTCAGCCGTGGATGTTTGGTCATGGTGAGACTAAGGCGACTTGTTTATGGCTAAAGAATCTACCAAAGCTGGAGCCTACAAATATTGTGGAAGGCCGAAGCCCAGTTGTACATCGGATGCCGCCGGGTCCAGATCGATGGAAGCTTCGAAGCTTGACTTATCAGGGAATTGCGGATGCAATGGGTGACCAATGGGCACAGGTCCTTGGGAAATCATGATATTGTCGGGGCTGTTGAATTTTTGGTTCCGGTGGCGTTTCGTCGTTACGAAGAGCTTAAGCACAATCAGTACAAGTACAAGCCTAAGAAGGCTGTATTAATGGTTACTAATACGAATCGCGGGTGGGCGATTACGAATGGGGTAACTGGATTAATGATTAAGCTGTTTGAATCGGAAGAGGAAGCGCATATTGCGATGGCGGATCCTGTGAAGGTAAAGTTTTGGGAGTATTGGGGTATTGATGGGTTGCCTGATCGGCTTCCAAGGTAATTCTGAGTTCTTTGACATCCCTTTTAGTAGGTATTTATACCTAACTAGGGAGCCTAAGGTGCTGTTACCTGACTAAAGCCATGACTTTTCCCCAATTTGGCGGGGAAGAGGTGAATGATAATTTGAAATTACCAAAAGTTACGCTTGAAGAGGTGTTTTGCGAGGGTTGTAATGCCCCCAGGAACGTCAATTCGGTGTTTGCGCAGTACCTGAATGGCAAAATTGGTAGTTGTGCAAAGTGCAGGCAGCGGAAAACTAAATAAAAAGCCGCGATAACGATGGCGAGCCCGTTAGATCCGTATATTAATGGCCGGTTCCTGGCGGACAACCTTGGAACTACCTCAATTAGCGGTGGTCGTCTGACTTATAGCCAACCAGATAAGTATTTAATCAAGCTTTTTATCAAAAGAGCGCAATACAGCGGTGTTTCTTCGGGTTCTAGGAAGATTCCGCTTCAATCTGAGCTTGGCGGCGAGATGATGGCTGGTGCAAAAGGTGACCAGTTTTATTATCGGGGTTATGCACTTGCGTTTAGCACGGTTCCGTCTAACTGGAACCTTTCAACAAGTGATGAGTCAGGTTTAACCTTTACTAATGTTACAGGACAGCCTCAGTGGCTTCTCCCCGGCTCTGTAGGGGCCTTCCGGTTCGGCAATGACCCGATCGTACCCGAAGCTCGTATTCAACGTTCTAGCGGCGTTTTTGGGGGTCAGGGAATTGATGAGATTGTATATGACGAGATTGGTGGTGTCCAGATCCAAATCACTGGTGCTAACCTTGAATTCTAAAGAAAATGTTTATTAAAGAGATTAATAAGCTCTCCAGGGTATCGAAAAAGGTCATCGGCAGACCGAGGCTGAAGTTTGTGCTGAGTAAGCCAACGCCGAGCTATTCAGAGTTTTATAAACTGAATAAATTATGGCTCAGGAACTCAAGAGAGGCATTGGGTCCAATTATGCAGCGAGAATTGAAGCTGCAGCTGGATAATGCCATGAGTTCAGCCGTGTGGGCTTGGCCGAATCAAACAAAAAGGCAAAATGGTTCAACGGTTGGCTCACCTCGGGATATTGTTGATACGGGATATTTGCGCAGCAGCCTAAGCCAAACCCTGAGTCATAATGCAACCACGAGTACTTTCAAGGGTAAATACAAAGCACCTTATGCGAATATTGTCCACTACGGTGGCATGATTCAAAACTTTGGTCGACCTGATACCTCATACCTGCCCGGCAGGCCGTGGATCAAGGCGCTATTCGAAGGACAGAATGGCATTCCAAAATTTGCCATCAAGCACTACCTGCAAGAACAACTAGAGGCGGAGTTCCAGAAAGTTTTCGGTTAATTGGTATGCTTGCTTAGCTTTAAAAGTACAAATGAAGGTTAAGCTGCCTTTTGTTGTTCAGCCTCGTTACGCACCAAAGAAAATCCTTATTGGATCAGAAGAGTCGGGTAAATTTGAAATTGAACGTCGCGGATACCTTTCTGTCTCAGAAAAAAGCTTCGTGCAGATCGCAATGAAGGAAGCGGGTACCAGCAGCATGCTGAAAGTTGTTGGTTCAATTGCAAAGCAAGAAAATAAAAAGCAAGCTGACGTAATCAAGGATCTGCAGAATTACAATCCCTCTAATGGGGAATCTTACCTAGATAAATATGAAGAGGAATTGCTTTCCCTGTCTGGCGAGATGGAGCAAGCTACCAATCTTCAACGCCTAGCACAAACGACTGCCTTGATGATCTCTAGGTACGACTCTAGCTGGGAATTTCAAGATACTCTAGAGCTGCATCCTGATATCGTTGAAGACCTCAGCAAGCTGTATGCCGACGAGGAAGCTAAGTCGATCGAAGATCTGATCAATGACGAAGAAGAGAGTGCTCCTGGTGTCAACTCCGAAAAATCCGATTCCGGGAAAGTGTCAAAGGGAAAAGCCAAGGCGGACTGAACGATTTCCCGTTCGATAAATATTACTGGGATCTAAAGTACGGCTTTCCAGGTTGTACTGAGTTCAGCCTTGGCAATTACGGCGAGCTTCCATATCAATATGTAGTGAAAGCTGTTGAACAAATTGCCGACAGGCGTTTGACTGATCTTTCATTGCGTGAAAAGCCAATCGCTTTACAGACTTCTGTTATCGCGAATTCAAATCGTGATACAAAGCGTCAACGCAAGCCTTACAGTATTGATGATTTTACAATCTTCAAGACGGCGGCTGAGTTGAATCTGCCCAGCAAGATGAATGCGGCAGCAGCGCACGCTGCAATCAAGGCTGGTTTGATGCCAACATGGGCATTGTTTATTTACCCAGATTTAGCTGCTGCATATGACGAAAACGTAGTCCCTGACTCGGTTATTCTAGTTGCAGAGGATGCAATACTAATCAATCCGCGCAAACAAAAAGACGGATTTAAAGGGCTTTTAGTGGCACGTGAATCAAGCTCAATGCAGTCTCGTCTTTTCAAGGACGAAAACGGTCAAGAGCATTGGCTCAAGATGCCACATGTGAAGACTAAGGTTATTGCAGAAGAGAATATGGAACTAGCAAGCTGTAGGCCACTCGCCTAACAGGCTGTTTGCATAGTCTTCTACTTTTTTCGTGTCATCTTCGTCCCAATTGCCGAAATATCCACGACCATCAGATAGCCATTGACGGATCCGAAGTTCGCCTTCTATCGAGTAGAACTCCTGCATTCGATACCAAGCGACCCATTCACAACTTCCCTTATGTGAGTTGCATGATTCGCATGCAGGGATCACGTTACTGGTTCGATCTTCACCCCCTCGACACCGAGGCTTGACGTGATCGATCGTCAAAGAGCGATCGTCGATTGGTGGATTTCCGCAATACGCGCAGCGGTTGTTCCAAGCTTCCTTAATGGAGTCTCGCCATTGCTGACGGGCCTCTCGCCGTGTCAGTGCAGACATATTAAACAGATAATCAGAGATTCTTTCGTAGAGGGGAAAGTAGTCCCTTGCGTTAGTCATCTGATTACGAAAATGAGATAACGCGGAGGGAAAATTCCGATGAAGCGAAGGCCATAAGCTCTCTGCGTTGTCTCGAGTTAGGATGCCCAAACGGAACAATAAATCAGGCCAAAATACATGTAATGGCGCAGACTTTTCCTACTTCTGCGGAGGTTATCTATAACACTCTGTCTGGAGATGCGACGTTCATGTCGTATGTTGGCACGTATACTTTTGCTGATGGCACGGTACTGCCATCGATCTCTGTAAAGTCTCCCGGCGAAGATACGAAGGGTTTATCAAGTGTTAGCGGTTTGGAAGTCGTCGTTATTGATGTAGGCGATGTAACAACTCAACCTTACCTGTCAAACGATTCTCCGGATAGCGTATTTACCTTTAATGTTTTCTTGGTAGCTTGGGAACCTTCTAATGGTCAAGCGATCACGAATGCAGTAGCGCAAATGGTTAAAAGATTCCTAGGTATGGAATCCATAGATACTGTCGCAGCATCTGATGGCGTCGGGGCCTTGGTGCAGACCAAGGTTATGATCAAATCAAATATGCCAATCCTCCCATAGGGGCTAGGAAATATATATTTAGCGGGCCGTGAAGGTCCGAGTAACCTTCGCACGGGCTTCGCCCGTTTTTGTATATGGCGAATTTTTCTGCCGCCTTTGGTTACGACGTATACTTGGCTCCGCTTCTTGCCGCCAGTGTCGACGTGACCTTTACCGGCGTGACCGGTGGTGTTGGTTCAGGTGCTACGAACTTCCTTGACATTAGCTCTGTTGTTGCAGCTGATGAAAAGGTGACTTATAGCGCTGGTGTTTTCAGCTTGGGCGCAACCCCTGTGGCTGAGCCTACCGATGGCACCATGACTCCTGTTCGTCTGGCAGGTCTGACCTCGGCTACTCTTGAGTCCGACACTGGTACTGAAGAGGTCTACACCTACGACGACGATTCCAAAGGCTTCAGCCAAGCTGTCGCAACTACCAAGTCTTGGTCCATGAGCCTTGCTGGTGTGGCTGACTTCTCTGATGCTGGCTATCAGATCCTGCGGCTCACCGAGCAGAACACTGTTGCTGATGGTCTGCGTGTCAAGGTTGGTCGCGTTGGTCCTACTGGTACCACTGAAACCATCTATGGCTACGGCACCCTGACCGGCTATACCGAGAGCAACGACGTGACCTCGATCGTCTCCTGGGAGTGCAGCCTGATGGGCTACGGTCCTTATGTGGTGGAAATCGACGCGAACGTTGGTAACTGATTTATATCCGTAAATCGTTCAGTTAAAACTCGGTCCACAAGCCCCGAAAGGGGCTTTTTTATTGGGAAAACTAGTCCGATGCACCCCTCGCAGCAATGGCAGAGTCACTGAATTATAAGTTAACTCTTGACTCCAGCCCTGCGATCCAGCAGCTTAAAGATTTCGGTGATGCGGCAAAGCAGGTCGCCAGCGAAGTCAAGGGTGCGATGGCAGAAATCGGAAGGAAGGAAGTAGAAGCAAAGATTAAAGTTAGAACTGCTGGCGCTGAAGAAGCAAGAAAGAAATTTAAAAATATTGAAGGCACAATTAAAGCTCTTAGCAAGGATCAGAAGTTTTATAATAATCTCCTAAAGCAGACGCCTGCTCAAGTAAAGGCAATTAACAAAGCTCTGAAAGAGAAGCAAAGTAGGACCAGAATGCTGGCCAAGGACGGCAGGACGATCACAGACGAATGGAGGCGCATAACTGATCAAATCAAGCTAACGCAAGAGGCGCTTCAGAAAATGGGGCAGGCTTCTGGGTCTGCTTTTAGTCGTAGCAATATCAGCAGTTTTCTCGGGAGGCTTTCCCTGGTTCAGGTTGCTGCGAATCTCGCTACACAAGCAATTCTTCGAATTGTCAATGGCTTTAGTGATTTAATTGGTCAGGGAGCGCAGCTACAAATCCTTAAACTCACGCTAGAAGCGTTCGCTGGCAGCGCAGCTGCAGCTGGTGTTGCCCTGAGCAATTTTCGAGATATTGCATCGACTACATCCTTCAACCTTCAGCAAGTCGCAAGTGCAGGCCAGATTCTGCTTGGCTATGGAGTCAGCATCGATCAGGCTACTGAGTCTACTCGACAGCTGTCTATTATTGCATCGGCTACTGGCGGTGATATAAGTAATCTTGCGAGAAACCTTGGTCAAGTTCAAACCCAGGGCAGGGCTTACACTCGCGACCTGACGCAGTTTGCCATTCAAGGTATCCCTATTTGGACAGAGCTGGCCGATGTTATTGGGATCAGCACTACAGAGGTCAAGCAATTTGCTGCTGATGGATTGATCGGGTTCACTGAGGTTCAAGCTGCTTTAGATGGAATGACCTCAGAGGGCTCTGCTTTTGCAGAGATCGCTAAGAGGATAGATCAGACTTGGATCGGTCAACTACGTAAGCTTGAATCTGCTCTACAGAACCTAGCACTACAAGCCGTAGAGGCATTTTCCCTTATTGACCAAGCCATGGGGGGACCGGCTGCTACAACACTGAGCTTGCTGACCAAGGGTTTCAATGCTCTTGCCGAAAATGCCGGAACTGTTGCGGCAGCTTTGGCTTCATTGGCTATAGCCGCTACTGGATTTTTTACAGTCATGGCTGTCGCTAAAATCTCTGCAATTATCTATACCCTTGGGGGTTTGCAGTCTGTCATAGCTATGATCGGCGTATCGCTTAAGGCACTCACGATTGCCATGATGTCAAATCCGGTGATCTTGGCCGCTATTGCGACAGCAGCTGTTATTGCAGGGGCTGCTTATTATACTTTGTCAACTAATATAAACCGAGCTAAAACTGAATCGCAAGCTTTGTCTCTTGGCCTAGTCGGTGTCAACGACGCCTTGGCAAATCTTGATCAAGCCTCTAAGCCTTTCTGGGGATTCTTCAATATCAGCGCCTTGCAAGCTCAACAGCATGCGCAAGAACTTAAAAACAAGCTTCAGGGATTGGTGGAGGAAGCGTCTAAGGTTAATGAAGAGTACGTGAAGCAAAGGGGAGTTTTGGCGAATATGATTAATACTGTTGAGCGTAGATATGATCTCGAGATTGAAAAACAAAAAAGGATTATTGAAGGGATAGATGAGAAGATTCAGGCAGAAGAAAAAGCAACCAATAAAAAAATTGCTGATGTCAACAAAGCCTACAACGAGGAAGTTAAGACGATTAATAATATTTACAATGAAAAACTGAGGCTTATTGATGCCGAAATCGGACTTCTTCAAAAAAGGACGCCAGAAGAGCAAAAGCTTTATAATTTCGAGAAACGGTCATTGATAAATAAAATTGATTCAGGGAAATTAAGTAAAGAAGAGTTAATAAGAGCCCAGGCACGACTTTCGAGAATGCGCCGGCAAGAAGAGATTGAGAAGCTAATGGAAAAACGCGCAAAAGCTAAAGCTGAGCAAGAGGAAAAAATTCGAAATGCACAAGAAAAGCAGATTACTGCAATTCAAAACCTTACGACTGAGCTTGGTAAATTCGTTGATGAGCAGGAAGCCAGTAGAAGAAAAGCTGAACTCAGCATCCGGCAATCGGAAGAAGAAAAGAAAGCGGCAGTTGGCAAATATCGAGAAATCTTAGAACAGCAAGACATCAGTAATGCTAAACATATTGAGACCAAGAACCTTCTATCCGAGCAGGCTACCTTGGTCTCGGGCCTCAGTCGTAAATACTCTGATTTAACCGATCGGATCAATGACGCCGCTAATGCGGCTGCTAGGTTGAACTCTAAGAATACTAATTCATCAATACCAAGTAATTTTGCTGGCGGACCAATTTCTGGTGGATCTAAGACGCATATCAATGAATTTGGTCAAGAAGCTTTCTTGTCGAATAGCGGAAAGCTGAGCATGATCAACGCCAAGCCCTGGGATGTCTGGACTGCTCCTTCTTCGGGTACGATTATTCCTGCTCATGTCGCAGCAGGGCTGGACATTCCCAGCAGCGGCTTGAATGTGAAGGGCAGGACTCCTACAGGGGCAGACTCCTCTGGCAATACCAGGCTCCTGAAGGGTATGCTGAACGCTCTGAAACAGGGCGGCAGCAACACCACTAATAACGTCACAATTCAAGCTACTAATACCAGTAAGGCTGCTTCTGATGTGCTTGTGACCTTGGCTCGGATTAAGCGTCGTCGGTATAATTGATCAGCTTGGAGTGAGTATGTTTCATTTTGGATCTACTGAAGACCAGGCACAGCTTTATATTGAAAGCGCTTTAGGTATCAAGGGGCCTGCTGACGACGGCAAGTCCCAAGACATTCAAGCTCTGCGGAATCGTTTAGCCTATAGGCGTATTGCATATGAGGCTGCGGTAAATGAAGGTGCTCCCGATGAGGTGGTAGAGAAAATTCTAGAATCTCATGATCTGACTTTTGCGGAGCTGGCTTATCACGACGAGGCTTTCAGGAACCGTGTACTGAACACCAACAGGATTCAATGGTGCGGTGGCTATAGCCCTGAAAATATCAGTAAATATGTCTCAATTGCAAGTGCTGCATCGGCAAACTAGTCAAGCTCGGTGCCCTTAAATGTCCCAGATAGGAGTGTCTTTTACGCCGAATGCTGGGTCGCCAAGCTACAGCTTTACTTTTACTGAGTTTACTGGAACTGAATTACCTAGAACATATTTAGACGGTTTTTCGTTTAGTAATTCTGCCAACGGCGCAAATATAATTACTGGAGCCCCTTATAGTCAAAAGTATCTTTGGGCAATTTCCACTCCGATTGCCAAGGCTGACGCCGTTACTTTTGACGCGATGTTCAAGGCTTGGGACACCGACCGCTCAAATGGCTTGGCTGCTGCTGTGGCAGTTGTCGATGATATGTTTGGTCCTCAGGTAAGTACTAATGCAGTATTCAGCACTAACCCAACCTATGACAGGTGGGGTCCTGCTTTTGTATTGGTGAGCTTTGGTTTGACGGAGGTTTGAAATGTCTTACCTTGTTAATCAAACTCGCGTTCACAGTCTGTCTATCGGAGGCTCTGACTACACAGGATCGTTGGTTTCTTGGACCTGCAGCGACAGTTCCGCAAATAAAAATGGACTGATCTCAACTGCAGGAACCGTAATTCTTGGGCAAGTCCCCGGTGGATACAATACAGAAGATTACGACCGAGATAATTTTAAGCGGGGCATTCCCGTCATTCTTGAAGTAACTTACCCAGACGGCACAGTCGCTCGACATCCTCGCGGCTTGCTTTATGTTTTGTCCACCTCTTACGAGCCCGAGGAGGGCCAGCTTACCGTAGAGATTGGCTGTCGATTGGTTCTGGCTGCATTGACCGATCAGGTTGATGATCTTGTAGCTCTAAGTCCGATTTATCTTGACGTTGCTCAGCGCAGTTACTCTAATGTTGCTGCTGCCTTTGCTTCCGCTGGTCAATACTTGTATCAAGATAACCAGGGTGCCCTAGTCTCCGGCACTTTCTTCGATGGCGACAGTACTGCTGGTGTAGCGACTGGTGACTGGACTTCGGTGCTTGGTGTCACAGCACTTTCCGCGAAACCACTTGCTGGCACTCGAGCAATCCCCGACCAGATCGAGCTGTCTTACCAAGCTCCTTCCGATGAGGTAGCCAGCGATCAAGCTGGAAAAGTTGACATCACCGAGAGCGATTCTTATTACTACCTGACGTATCCTGCTGTTGTTTACCAGCGTGTCAACGACGGCACATTGACCAGTGTCACCGGAACTCAGACATCGTCATCTTCTACTGGTACCACAAGTACTTGCGGTAATACTCCAACCCAGCCCGCAGACAACGGCACTCCTTCCTGCAACGAAGGCTACGAGACCAAGCAGACACCTCTGATTCTGCCTGCCAAGCGCCGTGAAACCCGCCGTACTGAATATAACGGCCCCGCAGGTCAAGTCTCCCGTGTGTATAGCGAGGTTCGTGGTCCTGCCCTAGAGGCTAATCAGCAATATTTCGCTGATAAGTTCGCTTATTGCAGGTATACCTGGGCGACTGCATGTCAGCCCAACGGTGGCTGTCCCACTGATGGTATGGACGAAGTCTTGCTTACCTATAGCGAGCAGGTGAACTATTACGGGACTGCTAATGAACTAGTCAAGACTGTTACCGATACGTATGCAACAACTGCTTCTGGTGCTCAGCCCTTTAACTGGCGTTCTGGAATCGTCAACGGTGCACCTCAAGACTTCACCACACTGAGTCTTACTGATATGTACCGGGTGAGTAGCGTCACCGTTGAGTACACCTATGCCAACAACTCCAACACTGAAGAGACTACGACTTATACCAGTATCACTGCTAGGGGTTCCGGTATTACGGGCAATATTGATGCACTCAATGGAATTAAAACCTTTGAGCGACGCATCTCTACCACGATTAGCGCTAACCCTCTGATTCCCGATCTAGTAAATACTCCCACGACTTCGACAGTCGACAAAACAACTACTTTGTATTTGTATACTAGTCGTTATCAATCACCCCCTACCGAATCTGGACCTTATATTGCTAAGGAATCTATCCCTGTGCCCCTTTTGTTTGACACGCAGGGCGAGATCGATACTGCAGTAGCAGATTACTCTAATTATATTGAACGTTGGATCAAGGGCGATGCATATGGCATTCAATTAGCCGAAGCTTTACGCGAAGAAATCGCCACTGGATGGCACCCCGGTCGCCCATTCCGTTACTACGACAGTACCAAGGGTAAGCTGATGGCTATGCGAATGGACGCATGCCAGTGGGGTGTAAGCGCAGAGGGATCCGTAGTTGCCATGAATGGCATCTGGATCGGATTCTCTGACGGCAGTGTAACCATCCCTGACAACATTGTCGGCACAGGCTCTACCCCTGGCTCACCTCCGTCTGTCAGTGGAGAAACCAATGTCGATTCTGGTAGCTATGTGTTCGATATTGACGTTCACTTTATGACGCAAGACCTGGCTACCTACTTCGAGCCCGCTATCCTTGCTCCAGAAGAGGAGATTGTCAACGTTAATGCAGCTTTCACCTGTTTTGTTGGTGGTCTGATTGTTACGGCTGGCGATGTTCTAAATATTGATCCTAACGGTGGGATTCCCGCTAGCTACTTGGGCAGCGTTATTACGAGCAACGCAACAGTCGTCGACGCCGACATCTTTGCCTCATAGGAATCCTACGGACGATTCTAATGTCGTGCCATGGCGATTGCCGCTAAGATCTCGCCCGCCGAGCTAACGGCACAGGTCACCAATCGTTTCGTAGGTAAGTATTACGAAGCGTGGCTGATTAATGCGCCTGGCACAAGCTATATTCCTGGCACGACTGTTGACGCCACGTTCCTGGGTAATGAGGTTACTGCTGGCACTGGTGGCTATGTTCGTCAAGTTATTGCCTACGCTGGTGGTGATGTAAGCGCCTACAGCGATGATGGCGTGGCTCTGTCGACTAAAACGACAATCTTTACGCATGACGGCGGCTCTACGGCAATTTCCTTTTCTCACGTAGCCCTTGTAGAGGGCAATGGAAACGTTACTGGCATCGGGACAAACACTGCATACCCTTCAGCTGGTGTCAATGGTACTTATACTGATCTTCCGACTATCACTGGAGGTTCTGGTACAGGCCTAACTGTTGATCTAACGATTACAAATTCCGGCGCTGCTGCCTTGGACTATTCCCTGACAATCAAGCAAGCTGGATACGGTTATGCAGCCTCTGATTCGGTTCAGATTCAGGAAGCGGCTTTGGTTGCAGCTGGTGCAGTAGCTGCCTCTGCTGGTGGCATTACAACGAGCGCTGACACCGTCTACAGCAGCTCTCAGCAGCTTTTGTCGGTTGCGCAGACCCCAAGTGCCGTCAGCCTCAGCGGAGGCAATGAGACGGTCTTCTACTGGAACCTCAAGCAATTTGGTTACTACACAGTCTAA